TAACGGCAAACACAGGAGAGGCGGGTATTATTACCTGGAACGATATAGTACCAGGGGTGAACATGACTTGGACACCAATAGACCCTTATTAATAAATTATGGCATCATCTTACTCAACAAATTCAAAATTAGAACTTATAACAACTGGTGAAAAAGCAGGGTTATGGGGCACGATTACTAATACAAACTTACAAATACTAGAACAATTATCTACAGGTTATTTATCCTCTGCACAACTTGCAAGTGGTGATCTTACTTTAGCATTAGACAATGGTGCTACATCTACAGGTAAAAATTTATACATAAAACTAACAGGTACACTTGGTGCAAACAGAAGTGTAACTATACCTGATAGTGCTGAAAGAGTAATGATTTTTGAAGATGCAACAACTAGAGGAGCTTCTTCTACATTCTATACAATAACAGTTAAAACAGTTTCAGGATCCGGAGTTGTATTACCTATTGGTTCTACTTCATTAGTTTATTCTGATGGTACAAATGTAAATTTAGGACTTAAAAATAAAGGCTATGTAACATTAACTGCTTCAGCTATAACAGCTTATACTGCAGTTGATGGAGATCAAATTTTAGCAAATACAACAGCTAACCCAATCACTGTAACATTACCAGCTTCACCTGCAATAGGTTCAGAAGTTACTTTTGTAGATGACAGAGGAACTTTTGCAAATAACAATTTAATTATTAATAGAAATAGCCAACCTATCTTAGGACTAACTGCAAATTTAACAGTGTCTACAAATGGTGCTGCATTTACTTTGTTGTATGTAAACTCTACAAGAGGATGGGTCTACAAAGATAACATATAGGAGCACGGACCATGGCCCTTATTGATTTTAATATTAAACCGGGTATCGATAAACAAGATACTGAAGTCGGAGCAGAGAACCGATGGATTGATTCTGATAACTCAAGATTTAGATATGGACTACCTGAAAAAGTAGGGGGTTGGTCTTCTTTAATATCAGATTCTATTGTGGGTGTTTCAAGAAAACTTCATGCCTTTGTAGATTTAAACGGAAATAGGTATGTTGCAATTGGTACAGATAAATTTTTACTTTTATATTTTGAAGGTCAACTGTTTGATATAACACCTATAAAAACACCTTTAGCTTCTTCAACAATCGCAACTGTACAAAATTCCGCAGTGTGTACAATCACAACTGGATCAGCTCACAACTTAGAACCTGGTGATATTATTTTATTAGTTAGTGTAACTTTACCAAGTAGCACAGGATACAATGCATCTGATTTTGAAGATAAACTATTTCAAGTAACTTCAGTTACAACACCTACAGTTTTTACAATTACACAAAGTTCAAATGCAACAGGAACAGTATCAACAGGTGGTAGTATGTCTGTTATACCTTATGAAAAAATTGGTCCAGCAGATCAATCTTATGGTTATGGTTTTGGTATATCTCAATGGGACGGGTCAGTTCCAGGTGCTGCAACATCAACATTAAATGGATCACTAAGTGCAAACTCATCTGGTACAGGTGGATCTGGTACAAGCGTTACACTTGCTGCAACAACCAACTTTACTGCTGCAGGTAGAATTTTAGTTGAGTCAGAATTAATATCTTACGGAGCTATATCATCTCCAAACTTAACAAGCATTACAAGAAATGTTAATGGCACAACAAACGCTGCTCACAATACTGGTACAGCTGTTGTTGATGCAACAAATTATTCTGACTGGGGAGAAGCGGTCCTTGCATCAGAAGTAACTCTTGAACCTGGACTTTGGTCTTTAGATAATTTTGGTCAAGTACTAGTTGCAACTATTGCAAACGGTAAAACATTTACATGGAATGCAGGAGCAGCATCACCTACAACAGTTAGAGCGTCAACAGGCACTTCAGGTTTTTCAACAGCAAGTAATCCAACAGCATCAAGATTAAGTTTAATATCTCCAACAACTAGACACTTATGTCATTTTGGAACTGAAACAACTATTGGAAATACAGCAACACAAGACGATATGTTTATACGGTTCTCGGACCAAGAAAATATAAACGATTATACAGCAACAGCTATCAATAGTGCCGGTGATTTTAGATTACAAGATGGAACTAAAATAGTTGGTGCTATAAAAGCAAAAGAAACAATTCTAGTTTGGACTGATAATGCATTGTATACAATGAAATTTATTGGTGCACCTTTTACATTTGGATTTGAGCAAGTCGGCACTAACTGTGGATTGATTGGTAAGAATGCAGTTGTTGAAATAGATGGTAATGCTTTTTGGATGAGTGCAAATGGTTTATTTCTATTTGATGGTACAGTTAAATCTCTACCTTGTACTGTAGAAGATTTTGTTTATGACAATTTAGATACTACAAAAGGTCAACAAGTTGCAGCAGGTATCAATAACTTATTTACAGAAGTTGTTTGGTATTATCCAACAACAGGATCTAATTATAATAATGCATATGTAGTATTTAATTATGGAGAAACAGGTCGGAACACACCAGGTGGTGTTTGGTATACTGGAACAGAAGCAAGAACTTCTTGGATTGATGCAGTTGTTTATCCAAAACCTTATGCTACTAAATTTAATTCAACATCTAATGGTAGTTTCCCTGCAGTAGTAGGACAAGATGGTTTGGGTCAAACACAATTCTTTGAACATGAAGTAGGCACAGATCAAATCAATCAAGATGGTTCTACTACAACAATTACATCATTTATAAAATCATTTGACTTTGATTTACAAGCAAAACAAAAAGATGCTCAAGGTAAATCAAGTGGACCAACTGTTGCAGGTGAATCATTTTTAGCATTAAGAAGATTTGTACCTGATTTTAAAACACTAACAGGAAATGCAGTAGTAACATTAGCTATTAAAAGATACCCACAACAATCAGATACTGTAAGTAGTTTAAGTCCATTTACAATTACTTCTTCTACTGATAAAAAAGATACAAGAGCTAGAGGACGTTATTTAAATGTTAAGATTGAAAATACATCCAGTGGTGAAGAGTGGAGATTTGGTACTTTTAAAATTGATGTGCAACCGGATGGACGTAGGTAATGGCTAAAATAGTAATAAAAATACCAGAACCTAAAAGAGAATATGATGAGTCTAACCAAAAACAAATTAACAGAGCAATGGGTTTAATTGTAGAACAATTAAATTCTACATTTTTAAATGAATTAAAACAAGAACAAGAAAGGTTTGCGTGGTTGAATGGCTAATGTATATTTAAACGCTAAAAAAGATTTAACTACTAATACAGTTACAACTGTGTATACTGTTCCATCAAACTCTAGAGCAATATTAAAGTCTATGTATGTATCAGAAGATACTGGAAATGCAGATTCAATTACAGTAGTATTATTTGCTGGTGATCCAGCAAGTGCTGATTCTTTTAGTCTATTTAAAACTAAAGCTGTTGGTGCTAATGCAACAGAACAATTAATAACAGAACCCATTATAATGATGGAAAATGAAGTACTACAAGTAACAGCAGCTACAGCAAATAGGTTGCATGTTACGTTGTCTGTGCTAGAAATAAATAGGGATTAAATATGTCATTTATAGAAACAGAAGCATCAGTAAGATACGAAACAGTTAATGGTAAAAAGGTTATGATTATTACACCTAAAAGTGAAGTTACCTTAACTAATATGAAAACAGGTCAAGAATATATGTCAGATGCAGAATCAGATGCTGATGTAGATAACCCTGAAACAGAGACTAAAAGAGAAGATATACGTAGAGACGTAAAAATAACAGTAGAAGAATTTAACTTAGGAGCAGGTTCTGAGTTGTAAAACTCAGGGTTTTTATATAAAATAGAACGATGGCAATAACAAACGCACAACAATATCAACAGATACTACAAAAAGAAAGAGAAGAAAAAGCTTTCGGTGGCCTATTAGGTAAAGATGGTAGACGTGCATACGTTGGTGGAAGTTATGGAGGAGGTTACGGTCAAACTGGTGGAGGTCTTGGTGGTTATCAAGGTAAAGGAGATTCATCAACTGGTGGTGTAGCAGGTGGTAAAGGTACAGGACCAGGTGGACAAGGTGGAGGTGGTGGAGGTTCGAAAGGACCTACAACTACAGAAGAACAAAAGAAACTATTTAAAGACTTACAAGAACAAGATAAAAAAGTAACAAAAAAAATGTTTGACAAAGGCCAATCAAATTATCAAGAACAGTTTGATGACATTGTTACAGGTTATAGACCAATGTCTCTTAGTCAGAAAAACAATATAGCTTATCAAAACAGGATTTATAATGCTAGAAGAAAAGATATAATTAATCAATTAAGTACAGCAGGACTTTTAACACCAGATTTATTAAAAGAACTTGGGGTAGAAGATGAAGATGATTTAACAGTGGAAGCTTTAAGAGATGCATTTCAAACAGATGAAAAAGTATCTTTTAATGAACTGGGTGAACCAATTAATGTAGTAGGTGGTGCTAACTACGATATGGATCGTACTATAGATCCAAATAAATTATTAGGTAAAGTTCCTACCATACAAGACATGGTAGACAAAGGTTTTTATAAAAAAGGCGGAGACTTTGATAATGACCCTAACAACCCTAATTATAAAAAAGATAGAATCCCAAGTCCTTTTAAACCAACAGGTACTTCGTTAGATATTTTAGGTAAAATATTTGCTGGTCCGTTAACACAAGAATATTTAGATAAACAATTTAATGAATTAGGGGAAATAAGTTCTATACCTTTTAATTATAATCAAGATACTTCTGTAAAAGGATTAATGGAAAAGTATGAACCAAATAGATTTAAATTAGAAAATCCAGGACCAAGTGGAGGAAACCAACAACAAACAGACCCATGTTTAGGACCCAACCCACCGGCTTATTGTAAAGTAAATAATGATGATGAAGAAGATGCAACATCTAAAAGAAACTTAGGTGGCCTTGCTCCAAGATTCGCGGGCTCTATATTTGATTTTACAGGTCTTGCTGATGGTGGACGTGCAGGTGCCATGGATGGTGGACGTATGATGAATGACGATGATCCGACAGGTGGAATCATGGACCTTGAATCAGGAAGACAAATGTATTTCTTAGGTAAACTAGTTAAGAAAGCA